AAGGAGGAGTCTGTTATCGGCTGCCTGTTCTACTTCACGGAATTAACCACCGTGAAGATCGAGCAGAACATGGCCGTGGCACTCTTTGAAGCTTCACTTCACCCCAAACCCTTCTTCTTGAAGGTGGCCGCTATGTGCGATATTCTCGCACGTAAGTTCGACATCACTTACAATAGACTCTCGTACGAGGTCTATCGTCTCACTTTCCGTGAGTATGTTGTCGGACTTACTGAATCGCCTGTTTACCAGGGACAGGCAACCCCAAACTCCAGACAATTTTCTGGTAGTCACATTGCTTCTTCTCCCGCCGAAGAAACCGCCATCATGAACCACAAAATCTGGCTTAATGAATACGCTCAGCGTAACGCTCTGGCCGTCCAAAGCGAGGACAGAGCGGTGGACTCCGAGTGGATGAACACTATCACCATCGTTTATCCCGGAGGCCTCAGCATTACTGCCAACGGCAAAGGCCCAACCAAGGCTGAAGCCAAGAACAAATCCGCCACCATCATGTTTAATGAGGTTGGCGAGCACGCTCCTATCGAGAGCCAGAAGGCTTACGACGGGAGCACCACGAAACCGTACCCATACTCAGCTATTAAGCCAGCTAAGGATGGGTTGAACACTGCTAAGGACTCAAACACCCGAGTCCAATCAATCCTGCCTGCTTTTGCCAAGGTGCAGCAGAATGCTGACACCTCAATTGAGCCGGCAACAATGAACCAAGCCGCGAAATTCCAGGGAGTTTCTTCCCTACCCCACTCGGTCAATCCCCAGCCAACCGGACAGGTCCCAGCTATGACTTCCTCAGGAGAGGATGTTGTAGCTGCTGTATCTGGTGCCCAGGTCCAGGTCCTCAACCCCATTGGGGCCCCGGATACCTCAACCATGGGTGCCATCCAGTTCGACCTCAAGGACCTGGTATACCAACAGTTCCTGGATTCCGACACTGAGATCGAGATCAATGCTGACCTCCCGGCTGGGAGCATCATTGCCCAGATCCCGTATGCCCTGGCAAACAACATCTACACCAACCCCTACATCCGGGCCTGGGGTGCACTTCATGAGCGTTACACTGGTTCGTTCCAGTACCGTTTTACCTTAATTGGTAACCCTCTGTTCTCCGGAGCAGTGGGTATCGCATGGTACCCGAAGCGAATCACCACCAGCACAGCTCCTGTGTCTGAACTCATGAAGTACGCCTACTCGGCTAAGGGCGTTACGATGCCATGGAACGTGGTCCACACCCTCCACGACGCACGTAAGGACAATTTCTACCGTGAGGTCGCGGATGATGCCAACCTGGACGATCGTCCACACTTGGTTCTCTACCTGCACATGTCCTTGCAGAACCCCCTTCAGCCCGGAGTCATCACCCGGGTCAGGATTGCTTCTAAACTTAGCAATGCTGCAGAGCCTAACCCCTTCAGGGCTATGCTCCCGATGATCCCTGCGGAGCCTGCAACCACCTTTCAGTCCGCCACTCTGTCCTCCCCCACGTCTCTCCAGGAGCTGCTTCCCGGCATGTATAACTTGCCTCTGTGGATTTACACAGATGGTAACAAAGCTGTGGGGACTGTTCCTGGAATAAACAGGAATGAGTTCCAGTTCTACAGGGCGGACAACCAGAGGGGCTATGGCTACGCTGCTGGAGGTCGTATGACCAACGGAGCAGCCAAGGTCCAAACTATGGCTGCAGCAAATGGTGACGGATGGGCAGTTACTGGGGTCCCCAATAGCCTCGTCGTCACCACGCTGCTCACACTCCACAATATGTCTCAGTCTGAGCTGTCCGAGGTCTTCACCGAACTTGCTGCTCAGGGCATGAGATATGGTGGAGCTAACGGAACCGGACGCCTCAATGCTGTCCAATGGGCTAGTTTGGCAGTCGTGCCAATTCAGCCCACAACCCGAACCATCATCTACTCGAGAACGGTTAACACCTCACCCGTGACCATGGAAACAATCGTTACAGGTGGTGTTACTGACTCAGCCATGGAAGCCGTCATCCGTGTGCTCGGATGGCACAAGTACATCACCTCATACGGTGTGCTTGTGTTTGCAGTGACTCAGGTCACACAGACCGCTGGTGCCGTTGCGGATGCTAAGAGGATGGAGTCGATGTCTGCTATGAAGATGGACGAGCAACTGGCCATTCTGCAGATCGAGGCACAGGTGGGAGCCACATCTCCCAAC